ATGCCAAATTCAGACCTGCTCCCTTCCCTTCTATATAAAATCAACGAGAACCAGCTCGCCCTGGAAGCCGCCATCATGGAGCTATCGAATTGGGTCGAGCAGCGCGGTGCAGCTGACGTAGCCGAGAATGTCCGCGGCGCCTTGGACACCATTGATAAAAACGAAGAGTTCATCAAGCTGACGCTCGCCGTGCTGATGACGCCAGAATGACCGCGATCGGCCGATTCTGTTGAAAAAGTCGGTCCTTCCAAGCTGCTCGCGTACTGGCTGCTGAAAATACCCTTTTCGAGCGCAGTTACGCGAAATCTGGGTCCGGAATCCTCTGCAAAAAATAAAGACTTCAACCTCAAGCGCATTCTTTTCTGCCGTGGAAACCATGGCCGACTCTTTCAACAGATTCGGCCGGCAGCGGCCGCTCGCTTTCGACCCAGAAATCTCCAGCCACCGTTTGGAGGCATGCACGTGAAGCCCCTCTCCCCAAAGGAAGCGTCATCGCCCGTCTCGCAAAAGCGCGGAAGCGACTTAAGCTTGACTCCGCGCCGTAGCTCCAATATCTTTCGCTTGTGCCCAAATTGCCTGTGAGTGAGCTAACCGGACACGTGTCACCCGCCCTACCTTGATTAGCCGATCCCAACTTGGCTGACAGTATGTGTAATCACTCAACGCGTTCCCAGTGAACACCCTGTCGGCCAGATAATTAGGAATCGTTGCTATGTCCAATGAAAGAAAACTAGACGTAATCGATCAAGCAGTCGCTTTTATCCGTGAGTACTATCACGAGCGCGGTCGCGACATCGGTAATGCTCATGCCCACGCCGCTGTGTCCCACTATCTCGGGTACAAAAGCAAGGTTGCGCTCAAAAACGACACGAATTTCGACGCTACCGATACGCAGCTCATCGCTTATTGCGAGACCAGCATTCCTATGCTGTCGAAACACATCCCACTGATGAAACCAACGCCATTGCAGGGTTTGAACGTGTATGAGTTGGGAGCGGTCATCTACTCGGGTCTTGCTCCCGCTTGTGAGTGTTGCGATCAGAAATCGCTCTCCATCACTCCCCTGGGCTATGAAGAATCTGAACCCGATGGTTGGGTCTGCCGGCCATGCGCATCAGATGAGCACGAAGAGTATGCTCAGTGCAAATTCTGTGGCGATGGTTATGTCTATCGTGCGTCTGCAATCAATCATCGTGGCGAGTGTGTTGAGCACAACGGCGAATCGGAGTACGACGAAGAAGAGCTTGAGGACATGGAGTCATACCGCGAGTACCTCCTGAATCACTGAAGCCTGGATGAAGTCTAAACATGCGGCCTCGCATGCCCTAGGGCGAGGCCGCTTCGTTCCGTAGAGCTGTGGCAGACGCTCCTGATAGTGTCTGTCACTACTCATTCGATGCCCTGTTGTTGCCCACTCCGTTGCAGTCTCACCCTCACCGCCCCGGATGTCCATCTGCCAATTTATGGTCATAACAGCCCGTTTCTGTCTGGGCGGCCATAACTGGTCCGCAACTGGGTGCGCAGCTATGATCGAGCCCGTGTTAGGTACATCGTGTTGCTACCAGATGTCAGGTGATTGGTCCCAACGCACTGGCCGGTAATCCGCGGTGGAGAAAGGAATACATTTGTTTCCTGTGTGTCGGCGAACCTCTGAGGTTAGCAGTCAGTGGACAGGCTAGCTGTAAATAGGTAGCGTCGTCTGCTGCCAGAATCTCTACTGCTGCCGAGCCTGCCATCGTCTATGCCGAGGCCAATAGCAGCCGTGACCTGGTCAGGGCTTAACAATTCATATCCGCCGAAGCCGATTGGCGACTCGGCTTAATTAAGGCGTCAGGCGTACACATGGTCAGTCTCGTAGATTCAGCACGTTGGGCCCCACTGATTGGCCGAATGTTCATTGCTTTTGGGCGAATTGAACGAACGACGCATGAATGCATCCGTGATTGGGCCGGAGAAATAATTCATAAGCATTTTGCGAATGCTTCGCTGTCCGCTCGAATCGACGTTGCACGGGATCTGGCAGAGGCTCAGCATGCGACAAAAACAACACAGGAGGCTTTCGTTCGATCACTTCTGAGCGCCAAGAAGCTTGCCCAGAGCCGAAATCTTGTTGCACATAACCCGCTTTGCCTCGTATTTTTCCAAGACTCTCTTGATCCCCCGTTTCTTGAAGCTGTTGCGCACCACACCAACGATCAGAAAGTCTTATCGTACGAGGCGCTAGTTGAAATCGTTGAACGCTCAGAGCGTTGCGCGGAGGATCTTATTCACCACTTCGTTGCATTTCGTGTGGAAAAGCTTGACGTGGAATCTCTCAAAACCTTCCCTGGCCTTGGTGGCCACGCCTAAAAAACGGTTCATGCGTTCGATTCGTACTTTGGACATCGGGCAATATAACTGCCCGCCCTCAAACGTCTGTATTGCTGATAGCGGATAGACCACCGACCACTAAATATCGAACATGGAAAATCTATTAATGGAAGTAATAAATAAAGAACATTTTCGTACATTACGAAAGGCCATCGAAAATAACAAACTCGCGATTTTTGTTGGTTCCGCGGTTTCATATGACTCAAAGCTTCCCTCATGGGGAGATTTAATCAGTCTAATGAAAAACGCTTTGGAAAACCCAAGAACCGACGACTACTTGAAAATAGCCGAGCACTTTTATCTACAGTACGGGAGAAATACGTACTACAGTAAGATAAATGAATTTTTCCCTTCAGGGAGTCATCCAAACCTCCTGCACGAACTAATCCTACAGCTAAAACCTCAGCACATAGTCACGACAAATTGGGACAATCTACTTGAAAAGGCAATAGAAAACCACGGAGAACTATATTTCAAGGTTGCTTCAGACCATGAACTTGCATCTTCTCCAAGCTCACAATTATTAGTAAAAATGCATGGCGATCTATCTCATAGAAACATAATATTCAAAGAATCTGACTACCTCGCATACACCGATAAGTTCCCTCTAATCGAGAACTTCATTAAAAGCTTATTCTCAACCCATGTCGTGCTATTTATTGGGTACAGCATCAGTGATTACAACCTAAATCAGATACTTAGCTGGATCAGAAACAGAACCCAGGACGCCCCTCCTTCATTTACAATTCTAACAGAAAGTAGAATCACCCTATCCGAATGTAACTATCTTAGGGAAAAAGGAGTATATCCGCTTTTGCGGGAGGATGATAATGACTCACATATAAATTACACGGGGCTTTCACCTAAAAGCATTGGAGTCGCCAAGACAATAAAAAAAATCACCCACCCGGAAGACATTGAAATATCTGATATATTATTTGAAATATTGTCTGACGTCGCTAACTGGAACATTGTTTATCCAAGTACCTTTGTTCAATTAATTAAAGACCGACTAAACGCAACAGAAATAAATAAAATCTACTACAGCCCCGATCGCAACATCATAGCGTATAACTTGAGTGCTGAAGAAAAAAAATACACCAGAGCTCATTATAGAAAAATAAGAGCCAGTTTAGTTAAACTACTCTCACACATACCAATTTTAGAATTTCAACTAACCACCTCGGTAAAATCCTTCTACAGAATTAAAAATCCTTCGAAGTTTAAAATTCCGGATGAATACACAACCTTCGATTTCAACTTTATAAAGTCGCGAAGCTCCTCCGCCAGCATCAATCTCAGCAACAATCTAGAGGACAGTTTCCAATTTGCGTACGACAACTACTACCTTAAAGAACTTGCAATTGCACGAGATTCCTTCATGCATGTTGCTAATCGATACTTTTTGAAATCTAATTTTATTAAATCACTAGTATCGTCTTTCAACAAAAAACAATTATGCTTTGGCGAAATCCCATGGGATCCTCACCAAGATTTCGTCGAGATCTCGATGCAGGAACAGTTATCAAGAAATGATAACATCGCAGAAATGATCGACAAATTTCCAAAAAGCATTACGAGCAGACAGAAACCTTTATTTCAAGGTTTAGACGCCAGTAATTCTTTTTTACTCGAAAGACTGAAACATATCTCTAATCTTAGCCGTGAAATAGATGATGAAATAAAGATCATTAACAAAGGGGGAATGGCCTTCAGTAATAAACTTGCATCAATGTACAACCAGGCTCATGCCATAATCTTATTCGTAATAAAGAATAAAATTTCGGTAATATACTCTTCAGACTACAAAGACATAGCAAGAATTGCTTTTGAGTCGATTGTTAAAAGAATGTGCTTAGACAGCAAAACAACTATTGATGAAACCACTTTTTATCTTGCAGTAAGTTCATTCAAGACAAAAAACCTCACGAACTTTCTTTCAGAGAACTTGCAAGAAGACGAATCAATAGAAATCTCAAGAGAAACATTTGACTATGCATTCAAGATCCTTGAAAACTGTCTTGCTGAGATATCTTCCTCTAATAAGGAGAACACATACGATCATGCTTCCGACGTATGGTCCAATGCATTAACTGTTTTATCTTATGCAAAGCATGAAGAATCTGTAAGTACTGCTATCATTAATCACTTAGTCTCCGCTGTAGATACGAACCGATGGGCAATTCTGTCCGAAACAATCAATAGATTTTTAGTTTTGCAATTCAATCGATATGGCAATACATTTTCGGTTAGTGACTTGACGATGCTACTCGATAAGCAAATGCAAAAAATCAACTCAAACTCATACCTACCAATCCAAGAACGAGGCACCCTATTCTCAAGTCTTTTATATTTAATTAAGGACAACCACGAAGCTGAGGTGGATCTTTTTAAAGATAATAAAGAGATCAGCAAATTTATCCTAAACGTTTCACTAATGGACTTAGACGATCGATTAAGAGCCATATCTCGATTCATCTTTGCAATCCACTCCCTGGCCACCGGCGACTTAAAGGCTCAGACTACGGAACTTTTGAAAACCACTTTCACACAAGCTAAAGAAGTAGGCCTGAACGAATCTTCAATTATTTTTGCTTTAAACTTAGACAGCTTTGGAATACTTGAACAAGAAGACCTTGAATTCACCCTGGCTGCACTTCAAGAAAAAGTGAATGAGCACATTAATAAAGGTAGCACCTCAAGCAACTTTCAAGTCTTAAAAGATCAATTATCTGCAATAGACGCTTCAAAGATAAAAGAATTCGAGGGAGTTGTTGAACAGGTCACTCAACTTAGTGACTCTATGAAAAACGCATTCAAACGACTTAAAAAATAATAAAGTCCAAAACGACCCCTACAGCCTTGTAAATAAGTAACTGTAGGGCTTTTGGACATATCGAGGTTATTGTTCATTTGGCATTACGGGTAATGATTGACATACGGTATGTCGCATAAGTTATCTATGGACACACTCCACCCCGTTCAGTCGAGCAACGAAGTACCTAACGATAGCCCTCGTGTTATGATTTTTTTGTCTATATTTTTTGGCGAAAAGATCTTGCAGAGCATTTCCGATAGTTTATCCGCTGCGGAGGCATTATCTTTTGAGTAGTTACAGACGTAAATATCCATTGCGCATGAATTAATCTCAGGCCAAGTATGTATTGACACATGAGATTCGGCCAGCAAGAAAACCCCACTATACCCATATTGATCGTCAACGCTTTTAGAAAAAGAATGCCAGCACTCAGTAACTACTTGAAATCCTGTCAAAACAATTATGTCCCTGGCTTGATTCGAAAAAACAGCGTGATCGACCAGAAAATCGATAGAGCACAGGCACCCCGAGCAATCGACAACAATGTGAGACCCGATCATTTTTGAAATTTAAAAACGGGGGCGACGAACAAGAAAGTCATACCAGTGCCTAGGGAATACAAATGGAGGCTTCTGATCCGGAGAGAAAAACTTTGTATCATTTGAAATTCTCTGAGCAGTTATATTGTCTGATTGCAGAGGCTGTTGCGATGCCACTGCAATTGCCATGGGGGTTATTCCAAACGACGGCATGGATACTGAAAAACAGCCCAACTCTGAAAATACCATCTTAAGATCTTTGATAGTTCTTCGAAAGCGAGCCATCCCAACATCCGGCAAGCTGAGGTGTGTCACGAATGCACCGCTATGATTTAGAAACGTGCTAAGTTGTAGGAAAAATGCATATTCGTACAAGAGTTTGGATGTTCCAGGCCGCGGATCAGTTAGATCTGCAATGATCAGGTCGAACTTGGTATCACAATTAGCTAGATAATCTATAGCGTTTGCATTTATCAAATTAACTCTAGGCGATGCGAAGGCTCCATTTGCTACAGTGGGGATATATTTATCCACGATCTGAGTTACCACAGGATCAAGATCCACAACGGTAATTTCGCAATCGGGATATTTGAGCAGCTCTCTCGCAATCCCACCATCTCCACCCCCGATGACTAGCGCATTCGACAAATTCTTCAAGCAGCATGCCGTGGGATGCACGAGTGACTCGTGATAAATATGTTCATCTTTGAATGTGAGCTGAATAACCCCATCAATAACAAGGATGCGACCAAAGTAACTATGATCAAGTACTGCAATATCTTGATACAATGAATTTAGCCGTTCAATTTCTCTGACGTTTTGAAAAACCAAGGAGACTGATGGTGCTACTTCCATACATAGATTTGCCATTAACATACGCCTTTGTTACGGGGTAATGTAGGCTGTCACATCAGCTATCCCTGAGCTCTTATAGGCATCTTTTCGATCCAAGCATCCTGGACAGACTCCACATTGTTGAACGCCATCACGCCAACAGCTCCAAGTCTTATCAACAGGAATACCGCGCGTTGAGGAAGTTTTTATCAGTTCACCTTTATATATATCCCAAAATGGGAGCAAGATTTTAAAAGGCCTTCCTATAGAGGCAGTAATTGCTGATTCGACATGTTGATAAATAATCGGCGCATTAGCGTACCGGTCCGAGTCACCTTCCCTATCGTCCTTGTTGTATCCCACCAATATTGCGTCATATCCAATCGCAGCAGCCCAAGAAGCAGCTAATGAGACAACTGATATGAAGGAACCCATTGGCTCTTCATGCTCACACATTATAACGTAGTGATCATCGTACTCCTCTTCAAGAAAGCCCGAAAAACTTGCGCTTAGATTTGGTACATCCATAATTTCAATTGGAATTTCAAGATCAACCCCAACAACATTAGTTACTTTTCTTGTACGCTTGAAATTAGTTTGGCCATAATTAATCGAAACCCCACGAAGTTTGGGACGCTCTTTCCTAACTACATGTGCCAAGACTGTCGAATCTACACCTCCAGAAAGCATAATTACACTTTTCTCAGGAATAGCCTTAAAAAAGTCAGCATTGAAATCCATCCTATAAATCCTCTTTGCCAAATTATCCTGAAATAAAATTTTGCAAATTCGCCGACGATTCACCTTTAGGAATCAGGTACTTTATTTTTACGAACTGAGCGCTAAAGCGCTCAGTTATTCTCATGCTGAACCCAGAGGTATCGAGTATTAACTTTAGTCTATAAACTCTCCCCAACTGTAGTAGAGACCAAATTTGTATGCCCATACGTGTTCCACTTGAGTATGGCCAGACAAGTATCTTTGTCAAGGAAGAGGCCGAGTGGACTGCAGGGGTAATTTGCGGGGACGGGGGCCGGTTTTAATGTTGACGCATTCACACCGCCCACTCTTTTTGATGCTTACTTACTCAACTTTGGCTGCAGAATCACGCGAGCCACCATCACCAGAAGGCCAAGCACGCCATAAGCCACCGGCGGCAATACCGTCTGCAGCTGAGGCAGCAGCTGCTCAGCGATACCCAGTGCTGCAATCGCACCGCCTGCCTGAACGCTGGACATCTTCAACGCTTCTTTCCAATTGCCAATGAGTTCCATAATTTCCCCGCTCTATTTTAAGTATTGCCCCGCGAGCTATTGCTCGCAGGGTATGAATCAGGCCAGCGCTTTCAGCGCGACCTGGTACAGCGCAAGCCGCTCAGCGGCGCCGTGTGGCACCCGTCCAGGCTTGCCGGTGTTGATGACACTGCCGATGTCCTGCAAACGCCCGGCGTCGGCCATATCGTTGAGGCTGCGCTGCGACCACCACCAGGCGGCAGACATGGCGGCGTACTCGGCTTGCTCGAGCAGCTCCGGCTGATCCTCCAGCGGCAGCCCCAAGCCGGCGCTGGCAGCGCAGTAGTTCGCGCGACCGGTGATCTGCAGCAATCCTCGTCCGCGGTATAACCAACCATCCCCGGGCGCCTTGTTTCCGTTACGGCCGGCATACGCATCGTTGGCGATCGCTTCTGGTCGTCTCGCCAGGGTGATCGCCTTGGCGTTCGGCTTGCCGTCGGCGCCGCGGTACCGATCTTTCCAGGTCGCTGCCAAACCCTCAGCGCTGTAGTTCAGGTTTTCCACCAGCTTTCGCAGGTGTCCCGATTCATGCCCGACCTGGGCCAGGAACGCTGCCTGACGTACCCGGCTGTCGATTTTGAAACGGGCCATGGCTCGGTTCAGCGCAGGCAAAAAAATGCCCGCAACAGGGCGGGCATTGGGGAGGATCTGCAGCAACTGCTGCTGTGTAAGAGGCATCATGCTTCTCTCCAAGCAAAAGGCCCGCGCTGGGCGGGCCTTCAAATTTCAGGCGAAAAAAAACCGCTCGAGGCGGCCTGGGCATTACTAAGTACAGAGTCAGACGGTAATGCCACGGCGTGCCGCGTAGGCGCGCAGGTCCTGGGCTACCACATCGCGTTCAGCGTCATTGAGCGCAACGTTGTAGATCAGGGCCGCCGCCATATCCCAGGTACCCGTTTGGTTCGACTGATAGCCCGAACCAATGCGCAACGGGCGACCGGTACTGACTCGGCGTGGGTCCGTCGCGACTCGTGCGAAGGTGAGACCGTTGGTGAAGTTTTTGGTATCGGGGCCGCTGGTCTTAACCCGACCACAGTACAGTCCCCACTTGGTGTCGTCGTTGGGTGTTACACCAGCCCCCAGGTTGGCGTTGCTGGCCTCATCCACACCGTATCCCGCATTAGTGGAAAGCGACGTGGAAGTACCGCACCACATGACAACCCCGGACCAGGGCCCAGCCAGGTAGTTACCCAGTAGGATCACTTGGTCTGCGGCGGGAATTGGGTTTCCTGATGGAAGATTGAGAGCACGGGCGATAATGAAAAAGGTCATTTCTTCAGTTTCAACAATATCGGTCTGCACATAGTTGACCGACGATCGTCCCGACATGTACTGACTATTGACGGAAGGTGCGCCAACAACCGAACCGCTTTTCTTACCCGGCGCGTAGTTGTGTGCGCACTTCTCCAGCGACGTGTTGGTAAAGAAGATCCCCTCAAGACCCCGACGAACAGGCGCCGCGTACTCCACTGCGTAATCCTCGGCGTTGACGCCTTTTGCCACCACTTGAACACCCATTGATAAATCCTCTTTTAGAAACCAGTTTTGCGGTTGTACTCAAACATCACGCAGGGGTTATGCAGGGCAAAGGTATTGCCCAGCGGAGAAACAGCTGTGTCGTAGAGGCCATGCGTGTCCCGCAAGTTGCCCCGTGCGCCGGTGACCGGACCAGAATGCGAGAAATCGCCCACCCGGCCACGCGCATAGGTCAACAAGGCATCCTCTGCTGCAGGACGCAATAAGGAAATGCGAACGGTGTCCGGGGCATGGACGGTAACGCCGGTGATCAGATCCGCGACCACCGCACCGCCCTCTCGAATATCGAACCCGAAGTTTCGGGTCAGGGCCGTCAACGCTGCGTCCAATACCAGCTCCCCGCGCGGGACATGGAAACGAACGTCAACATAGGAATCCGTCCATTCCACGGCGACAGGCTCCAGGGGTCGCCACTTGCCGGTACGCTTGATCATCGTTTCGTACAGCGCTCGGCTTTTGTATTCGCCCAGCAACCAACTCCCTTCATTGGTCAGGTGCAAATTATCGGCCGCCACTGGAAACATGTAGACCGGCACCGCGATCACTACATCGTCTCTCTCGCGACTGACTCGCCACTGCGTCAACGCAATGGGCATTGCGTCGCGCCCGTACTTGCGGTGCGCACCCACCTGGTACGAGAAAAGATACGGCCTGAACTTCTGCCCGGTCACTGCCACAACGTCATCCGTCATCTTGTCGAACAGCGCGAGCTGGTACTGCATGTACTGGTAAGGCGACCGTTCAAAATCGGTCAGATAGTTGCTTTCCCCCTGAGTCCAGGAATAAGCCCAAACCGAATATGATTTGCCCTGAGCGTCCGCGAGTCTTTTGCAATCAGTGATCGACTTGATAGCCGCCTCATAGTCGCCGTTTCCCATAGGCGCAGGTGACAGGCGCTCCACCGGTGCGCCCGATCGCCCAGGCGCCATACCCGCCATCACCCAGTTCGTTGCAGCTTCGCCATTCTCTACCGCTCGCCGCGTGACGCCATTGCACATCCCGGTCACTGGCGTCTCCCCTTCGGTACCGGCAGTCATTTCGACCAGGGGCGCGAAAGCGGACGCATCATAGGCCGGCTCGAAAGATCGGACCTTAACGCCACTGGCCAGCATGATGTTCTGATACGGCTGAGCCAGCGAAATGGCCGGAAAAGCTTGAACACCTCGACTCAGCGACTGGCCGTATTCGATCACCTGCTTGATATCGGTTCGCTGCTGCTGATTCAACTGGATGACGGCCGGCAGCGGCAGCGTCGGTGCCTGAGCTCCCTGCTGACCAAAGAACGCCCTGTCATTGCCCAGCCGGCCCACAATGAACCGATGGTCATCGATGAACTCGACCCCAGGAACGTCTGTGGTTTGCGTTATCAGGCCATTGATATTGCTGCCAGCGGCGCCCAGGCGGACCGACAGGAAACTGTTGGCGTCTATAAGCTCCAGGCCATTGCCGGCGCTGCGCAGCTTGGCGCCCATCATATCGAGCGAACCATCTACCAACAGCTTGAGCAACGTGAAACGGTTTGCATCGAGAAACGACAGCGCCACGCTGCCATCTCCACCGTTGTAGGTGTCAATGATCTCGCGCACCGCGGTAATGGCAGTAGCCGACGGCGTTCGCTTCATCTCTACCGCGATCCCGGCCACCTTGCGGTAGAGGATCAGAAACTCTTCAACACCCGGCGAGATGACACAGAAATATTTGCCTTCTGCGGTTTCGAGCAAGCCGGTTGCTACATCGGGCTTGATCTGCGCGACCTGCTGCGCGGCGTCAGCGGCAATCTCGGCACGGACCACTGCCGCTTGAGCCGCCAACAGCGCATCCTGCGGGTCAACGGTGACGATTCCTTCCATCATGGGCGCGACATAACCACCACGACGAATGCGGATGTCGATGCGAGGCTCACGCGTATAAAAGAACACACGGGCGTTGCCGTCGGAGGTCAGCGGATTGGCAATGGTGTTGGCCAGATCGGCTTTAGCGAACACCTCGGCGCGCACGCTGGTTCCGCTCACGAACACGTCCACCGTGGCACCGGGCAGCAGAGCGCCGTCCTCGGCCCTCGCGGCGAAGAATTGGATGGGTTGCATATTGAGTCCTATCAGGTGTTGAAGGTGATCGCCGGGGCGAAGTTGAGCTGGGAGCGGGTGCTGCTCCAGGTGTCATAGGCAGCAGCGCGCAGGAAGTACGTTTGCCCGGTAGTCAGGCCTGTGATCTGGCCAGTACGCGAGGCGCCCTGGTAGCCCACGCTGCCAGTGATAGTTGGATCGAAGTCCGCGGTCAGCGAATACACGTACAGGTACCCTGCCGCATCGGTAGCAATGCTGGCAGTGCAGCTGACATTGGCGGTGGTACCGCTGACCGTCGCAGCGGTACCGGCAACCGCGGGGGGCGCACTGTTGGTGACCAGCAACGTCGCCACCGGGGCGCTGCCAGCGGCATTCCGCTCGACGACTTCGACGCGGTAACTGCGCACCAGGGCGCCGTCTACCAAGGCATCGTCGCGTTGATAGGTAAAGGTCGTGCTGGTGGTTATCACCTCACGCAGCAAGGCATTGCTGCTGGCATTTCGAACCCGCACCACATGCTCTTCAGCCCGAGCCCCGGGCGCCCAACTGACGGTGAAATACGGCGCCTCAAAGGCGCCGACCAACTGCAGGTTCTGCGCGGCACCGGGCACGACCCGCGCCGGCGACAGCAGGACGCTGTAGGCCGCCACATCGGCCAGGTCCTCCAGCGCACGCCCGAACACGTTGAACGAGCGAAATTTGACCCACACCGTCTTGCCGATTTGGTCTGGGGTGTAGCTGTACTTCCAGACCGCATCATCCAGGCGAACAAAGGGTGCACCCGCCGGATGGCTGACCGCCGGCGAACTGAGCCGGCCGCGTCGCAGATACTGCAGGTTGTACGCACCGATGCCGGTCAACGTGGCGTCCCGATAACTGATCAGCTCACCGTCGACCCAACAGAGCGTCGCCCCCCTGTCCGCTTCCGCCGTGGTGACCGCGGTCAGCTCATCAGGCTCGGACAACGACACGGATAAGGTGTTTGCCGTGTCCGGATCACTCCCCGTAGTCAAAGGCGCCGTAAGCCTTCCCATGCGGGCACCGCCATAAATGGTCTCGGCCTTCCAGTAGCTGTCGCCATCGGCACTGATCCAGAGTTCGCAACCTCCCCAACTCTCACCGGCGCCGGTGACGGCGCCCCAGATCTGATTGTCACCGCCCAGCAACAAGCTTTCAGGTGGATTGAACATGATGGGTGGCAGCACTGGCCCCGGCGCCGCGTTCTGGTTGCCCTGGTAGCCGGCTTTGCTTTGCACGGGATAGTTGGGCGCGCTGCCAACCCCCAGTAAGGCATCCTCCGCGGTGATCGTCAGCTTGCCTTCATCGTCCTCCTCGACCGAGATCAATCGGACCAGCCGCCGCTCCAACTTCAGGCCGGGCTCGGTCACGGTCACCAGATCCATCGGCTCCAGCAGCACGTGTTGCCACCCAAGCGAAAACTGGTACTCATTGCGGATGTAGAGTTTGCGCTGCACCAGCAGCTGCGCCGCGTGCGCACCGATGGCCACATCACAGATCTCATACGCCTTCATGGTGTCCATTGGCCTCGAACCAAACTGCTCGATCGCCGCCTGATCCACACCACGCACCACATCGGTGTTGTATTCGTGCGCTCGATCCAGGATTTCCAGCGAGACTTCGTTGTAGCTGTCCGCCTGACTCTTGATCTTGAGCTGTACGGGAGGCTCGCCCTCTTCGGCGAGAAAGTCGTCGTCGGTCAAATGCGCAACCGGCGTAGTGTCCGGGTACCAGGTGACACCGTTGCCGGTCACCACCTGATCGCCAAAAGGAACCACCTTCAACTGCCCAGCCGACCAGAAGATCTCGCTGTTGGTCAGCAGCAGCCAGCGCGCGATCGCTTCGCTGGCGGGCGCCTGCTCATCAAGCACCGGGCTCAGCAGCAGGTTTTCCGCCAGGCAGTAATCACGGTAACTGCTCAGATCCGCAATCCAGCTGGGGTCGAAGCCGATGCCGTCCAACGGGTCCAGGAGCAAGCCGGGCAGGAACGCTCCGGGGTTGGCATCTGGCAGACCGGGTACCTGATAAGGCCCGTCGACCTCGAAGGTGTGATTCTGTACGCCGGCACTGTCATTTAGGCGATACCGGGGGGCATACACGTAGGCAGTGTCGGAGTAAGCGATCGCCTGGTCGGGATGTTTGGTTTCAAGAAAACCCCAAACGTCCTGAATCGAGGTACCGCGCTTGTAACTGAATCCGACCTGCGACAGCGCGGATTTGACCACGCCCTCCACCACCTTCTCCGCGAATACTTCTTTATCCCGGAAGACCCGGTGCACAGCCCCTAAACGCCCCCGGCCGATGGCCAGGATCAACGCGGCATAGTAGGTGTAGGTGGTGTCTTTTTGTGTGGCGCCACCACCGCCCTTGCCACCGGACTTGGTCTTTTTGGTTTTGGCGACGGATTCAAAATCGGTGTAGTAGATCAGGTTGGGGCTGATGCGATTGCGCCCTGCGATCCACGCGATCGGCTTGCCACTGGCGCTGCTTTGGACCTGCAGCGCATTGATCCGCGTTGCGCTGTTGGAGATGGTGCTACTGCTGCCTCCCATCCTTCACCCCGTAATTGTTCAATGTGTAATAGCGAACTGGGCGGCTGGCCAAGTGCTCTTCGCGCCTGTCGGCCAACTCGACGCCGATATCCCGGTAGGCATGGATGACCTGATGTTCATTCACCACAATCGCCCCGTGGCTGAAGGTCCGGCCGAACTGCCACACCGCTACATCCCCGGGCTGCGGCGTCTCGATCTGCTGCCCGTACAACTCCAGCCAGTGCAGATAACGCTCTTCGCTTCGATGCAGATGCCAGTCCTGGGCATAAGCTCCTGGATCGATCATCGGCATCAGCCCCGCAATGAAGTACACCTCGATCAGCAACCAGGCACAGTCGACACCGACACCCCTCAGGTGCTGCCGGTGTTGATACGGGGTGTTGAGCCAACGACGGGCCTCGGCGATGACGCACTCGCGCTGCCCTGCTTCCAGAGCATTCATACCGAGGTCTCCGCCACGGGAATGAACGGCATGCCCCGGTACCGTGCCCGGTTGCCGAATTTCGTCGTGCAGGCTTCCAGGGTGCGCGGACAGCCTGGGTAAATCAGGAACTGGTCACCGGTCTTCGGTTCGGCCGGCAATCCGAGGATCAAGGTAACGACGCCATCACCGGTGAAGCGCCGCACCGTTCGGGCTACGCCCGCATTGGCGCCGTTAACAAAACGGATCACGCCCTGGTCAAACCAGCCTTGATCGGCGGTGACATTACTCTGCAGGCGCAGCCCCGTGCTGCCCGAGCGCACTACGCCGGCAGTTTCAAACAGCGCCCGGTTGACGCCGCAATCACTGCTGTACACGGTGCGCAGACAGGACGGCTGATAGACCCCTTTCGGCACCTTAGTGTCGAGCAGTTCCATCGGCGACTTCACCGCCACCGTGGCCTGCTGTCGATCAGCCGGATCAACCTCGGCCACACGCCCGATAAACCGCGTGACGGCGCCGATCACTGGCGTTTGCCAGTCACGCATAAACGCGCGGGCCAGCATCAGTGAAGCGCCATCAAACCCGCCGCCGGCAATGAACGGCAGCACGGATTCGCCAAGCACCGTGTCTTCCAGTCCGGCCGAGAACGTGACACTCAAGGTATTGACCTCGATGCCACGGACGGCGCGCACGCCCGAGCGTTTAATCAGCGGGCCGCTGGCTGAGTAGTTCTGACCGCCGTAGTAAATTTGCACACCGGCATCGGTGTAGCGCAGCACCTGCCCACTGGCCAGGGTGATCGTGTACAGATCAGCCATGACAAAACTGCGCGCCGTAGCCAGAAATTCCTTTAACGCGGGAGAGGCATCGATCATGGCTTGATACTCGTAAAGGCGATGTTTTTCATTTCCCAGATCATCCGGAACGGTTGAGCGCTATCCAGCGAATCCCCATCAAACGCACAGCGAAAGAAGAACGCTCCACTCCAGACCAGCGAAGCACCACCCGGGGGTGGAACATCGAAGGTGACGCGCCCGATTTCATCGATGGTGAACGCGGTGATGGGAATGCCGCTCACCCGAAGAGCATCGATATTGACGATGCCGTACACCGGCTCTACCCAGCTGCCAATGGCGCGGGACAGCTGAAAGGTGGTGGTCGTGCCATCCCCGGTACCGAAGCGGTGATTCGTCACCAGGTGATCGGAACGGTCGAAATACAGGAACTCGCCAAACTGACCTTTTCGCCGGTTGAAGAAGTCCATCAGCCGGGTGTATTCATCCAGTCCTGGACGCTTACGCACCGCGTTGTAACTGATCTGAAAAGACCAAAGCGGTGCCGAGTAATAGGCCGTCGTCCGGCGGCGCCCGCTGACTGACTTCTGCACCCCGGTGCTCCATTCGGGGGCTTTTTTAGAGAGCAAGGTCTGCCCCGGCATGCGCGGCAAAACCCCTTCAGCCATCACGCCTCGATCCGGATATCCGGCGATCCAGCGCGGTGGCCAGAAAGGACCTAACGCCATGATTCCTCCTCACGCTTTGATGGCGCCGTTGCGTCGCAGTTTTTGCATTTCCTCGGCAAACACCCGGGCATTGCGCCGGATATCCGCCGGGGTGAGCCGGCCACTGTGATCGTTGTAGTGATAAACACCGCCGCCACCCAATTGACCTTCGCCGTTCGCCGCCTGGCGGATGACGTTGGCGTACTGTTTGGGCAGGACCATTTCTTGTTCGTGAAGCTGAGTCAGGGGGTTGGTACCGGCGGGAATGTCATAGCCGCCCTCGGCTGAGGCCACGTTTTTCACCAGCCCGAAGACGAACGCACCGGCGGCACCGGCCGCCGCCACACCCAACGCTGGACCAATGATGGGAATCGCAGTCATGGCCGCAAACGCACCGGCCATGGCCTGCCAGGCGCTGGCCATGATGTTCTTGATGCTGGCCGCGCCCCAGATCGCCACGGACATGGCAGCGCCGCCCGCCTCGGCCGCGGTACGCACCCCAACACCGGCAACCGTTGCACCGGTTTTGGCTGTTTCACCGAACATCCAGGCCATCAACGGGGCGGTGACCATGTTCTCGATAAACGCGCTACCGATGCTGCCAAAAATCCCGTTGAGCAAGCCCTGGGTGGACATGGTGCCGGTCAAGATGCCGTTCAGGCCGCTGGTCCAGCTGGAACGCACGCTGCCCACCATTCCGGTCCAGTTGTTCTGGGACTCCATCGTTTGCTGACGGCCGATGACCGCCAGGCTGTTGCGATGGGTTTGCTCGAGCGCAAGGATCTGCTGTTGCACCTGCTGCAGGGCGACCGGATTGCGATCCGGATCCTGCTCCAGCAACTGCTTGCGCTGGGCCAGGGCCGCCGCTTCGATCGCGTAACGCTGTTGCTCAAACTCGGCCTGCGACTGCAGCAATTGCCCCTGGGTGATCAGGTTCGCCTGAAGGTCTAGTTGAGCCATCTGTTCGGCGTGCGAAATCTCCGTGAGCCGAGCCTGCTGATCGGCCGCCAACTGTTGCTGCTTCATGTTGGTGATCTGCTGTTGTTTCTCACGCTCGATCGCGACCACTTCAGAGGCCGCCTGGCGATACTCCTCGCTGTCCTGCCCGTACAACTGCCGACTGCGATCGAGCACTTGCTGGGCGATCTGCAAGCGGGCGTCCATGTTGTTGCGGAACATCTGGGCCTGGGCCTGCAGATCTGCAAACGCTGAACCTTCGTCCTGCTTGCGCAAATTGGTCAGCGCACCCAGGTAGTTGCGCTGGACGCTCAACCGCTCGGCCGCACTGAGGTCAGTGCGCTGCAGCACCGCCTGCCAATAGTCGACTTCTTTTTGCAGCGAGAACTGCTGGAACGTCCCCTGCTCAGCCTGCTGCTGGGTGTGCGCCACCTTCTGCGCGTCGAGTACTTCAGCCCACTGACTGACCCGCGACTTGGAGGCGCCCCCACCTGCCGGTGTGTCCGGCTTGTCCGCAGGGGGTGGAGTACTCCCGGCCTCCAACTCTTTACGGTGTTCAATAGCCGCCGCGTAAGCCGTTTCCAGCTTTGTCAGGCGCATCACCTCCAGGCCGTAGGCGGTCGGGCGTTGCTGCGCCTGCTGCTGCGTGGAAAGACGGGTATCGCCGGTGGCCGCCATTTCGGCGACCTTGCGTCGCTGCTCTTCGATTCGAGCCATACGCGTCTTCATGCCGGCGTCGACCTGGTCGATTTTGTCGGAGGTCAGCTGCATGGCTTCCAATAATAAACGTTCTTCCTGCAGCGAGCCTTCCAGCTGCGCCTTGCCGCCACCACCCCGGGAACCTTTGTTATCCAGCTTCGCCAACATCGCCTCAAGGCGTTTGACGTTGCCGGCGACTTCATCAACGGTGACGCCGGTCCCGGTGAGGCCTTTCAAGACGCCGTTAAACCAGCTCGCCGTCTCGGCCAAGCGCTTGTTCAAACTGATGAATGCCGGTTCCAAAATGGTACCGAGGGTGACCTTGAGTTCGTTGCTCTTGGTGTCCAGCTCAGCCTGGCTGCCCGTCAACCCTTGCGAGGCTTTGGTGGCGTTGCCGACTTGCGCTTCGGTTTCCTTGAGAATACCGGTGTACTCGGCCTGTATCTTTTGTGAGTCGCTGAGTTTGTCGCGGGTGGTGCCGATGCTTTTGGCGTACTCCTCCCACATTTTTGCCACGTTTTTTGTTACACCCGCGTTATCGACCAACGCGGAGTTTTCGTTCTTGAGGCCCTCGGTTGCGCCTACAACGGCCTCAGACATACCGAGGTTGGCCTGTCGGTTAAAGGCGGCAGCGTCCTTCAAACGGTTGATCACCAACACCGCCTGATCAACGTTGTAACCCCGACTCAACAGGTTCTGCAGGGACTTAGCTGCATCACTAACATTGATCAAACCATCGGCGGACAGCTTCTGGGCCTCCTCCATTGCCCGACCAATGCCCACACCCGCATGGTTGGCCACCGCCTCGAGGCCGCGGTACGCAGACTGCTGCTCAAGCAGTGCCGCCTTGCTGTCGCTGACAAAATCCTTGATCGCAACGGCGGAAAATACGGCAGCCATGGAAGCACCCAAGGCCAGCAGGTCGCCTTTGATTTTGGCCCCGACAAAGCCGAAGGCATCATTGGCCGCGGCGCCCAATCGACTGATCTGGGTCTGGCTGCCCACCATGTCGGTGTTGATGGCCCTCAATTCACGGTTAAAGGTGCTTCGCGCATCGCGCATGTTGCGCTCGATGCTTTCTACTGCGCGGTCAAAACCCTGCGTGCCGGCAGTGAACTGGTAGGCGATGTTTCTTTCCATGCCGACACCTCAAAAAGTGGGGGTAAGAAAAAGCCTCCGACGATGCGGAGGCTCTTCAGGTGTTGAATACTGCTGCGACCTAACCGGTACTGCCCGGACCGGAGAACGCATCCAAGGCGCCGCGTAAATGCTCTGGCAAATCTGCCCACAGATCCTTTGCCATCGCGGCGAGGTTCGTGGCCAGATCCGGCGCATCCGCCACCGGCAGATCCGGTTTGAAGCCCAGGTAACCGGCGGCCAGGACATGCAGCGGCGGATGTCGCTGCCAGTAGTCCGTCATATGCCCCACCATCACCATGTCCCAATCACGCCGCAGCGTGACCGGGCTCTGGCCAGTGCTGGCAATCAAGTGCGCGTAGAGCTGGCCCCAGTCGAGGGGGCCGGAGCTTCCCCCGACTCGCTCACAGGTTGCGCCTCCATCCCTGACGCGCTCATGACGGCATCCAGCGCGCCACGCATGTTCTGCAGGTCGAGAATGCTGGCCACTTCCGCACGATCCATGTCCGGATAATTACGACGCAACGCGGCGTGCGTGGCATCAATTACGGTCGCAATGCTGTCCTTGTCCATGCTGCCGGACATGACGTTATTGATGCGATCCAGCAGCTGCTCCAGGTCCCCCAACGACAGCGGCGGAATCACCAGTGTTTTGCCCGGGAATGGGAACGAAACACCCGGCACGTTGACGGCGGTCATTCGTTCGAACTCCAGTAGCAGACTTCACCGAACTCATCCTGGTAACCGGTGAACTCAAAGTCGGGGATGGTGTAATCGTCCTGCTTGGTCGAGATGCCGAGCTTGTTGCTGACGAAGTTGGGCACGCGCACGTAGATCGTTTTGCCCTTGTATTTCAGAAACAGCTCACCCTGGAACACCGGCATGTCACCCATGGGCAGGTTTTTGACCGACAGGCTTTTGCCCGTCGTCACGGTGTAGCGAAAATCGATGAACACCGGAACACCGACATCAGCGTTCGAAAAGGTGTATTTGCCGGCGACCGAATCGAATACGTACTGGCCCGCTGCTGGAGCCGCCAGCACTCGCTGGAACGGGACCGAACCCGCGCCACGAACACCCAGGTCACCCGAAACAATGCCGCCCGCCGGAGGATCAACAGTGATGGAGGCGCCCACCGGAACCGGCGTCGGGGTCGTTGAGTGGCTCACCAGCACCTGGCCGGTACTGAGCGTTTGCCCAAACACCAGTTGGTTCCACTGGAAGAGGCTGATCTGGGCCGACTTGGCCTTGCCCGACAACTTGCCCTGCCCGCGCGCCGCATCGATGGCGAACTGGTCACCCCCGAACAACTCCTTGGAGTCAAAGGACAGATCAATAGACGCTTCCTGCATGATGCCGAGCAGGATCGGTGTCGGTGCGGCCAGCGAGTTGCCGAAGGCGTCCATCAGCGGGGTGGCATAAAACAGCCCGCTACCGAAAGCAATTTGCATGGGAGGTATTCCTCAGTAAATAGTGGGACCCGACGACAAGTCGCCGGTGTTGCACAGATAGGTGAAGCGATAGCGCACCATGCAGTTGCCCGCGGTGTTGTCGCCGTCGTCCTCGATCCAGTCGATGTAGAAACGTTGAATGCGGTCAGCCTCGGGAAAGGCGTCTTCCTCCAGCAGGACCGCGTGCACGGCAACCTTGACCAGATCCGCCACCTGGTCCCAGGCCTCGCCCGTGGCGGTGTCTTCGCGCGCGAGGATTTCCACCGACAGCTCAAACTGGTTGCGGTCCAAACCGTGGCTTTCACGTTCGGTGGTTTCCAGATTCGGGCGAATCACAATGGCCGGCGACATGTCCCGGGTAATCGCTTCCGTGCGACTGCGAAACACCCGGTCGCCGGCCAACGTACCGGCGGCAAGAATCAGCACCTTCGCCCGATCGACGATGCGCTCTTGAATGGAAGGCATAGGTTTAGACCTTGGTGAGTGAAGCGAGACTGAAGGCCCCGTCATCGATCATCAGCCGGTCGCGCACCCTGTAGGACACGCCACCCACGCTGATCAACTTGCCATTGACGATGCCCAGGCGCTCTGCCTCGGCGGTGATTATCAGGATTTCGTAGTAGGTCGACTGACTGTTGATGCCGGCCATCGCACGGATCTCATCCGGCATGTCCCGCACTGCCAGGAAGGGCTGGCCGTCGACCAGGCCACCCACATTGAAATCCTCAAGGAAGGCCGAAAGGTCTTCCTCAAACATCGGCGCCCACCTTGCCGGTGCTGGCTTTTTTGGCCGAATCGCCAGGCTGAGTTTCGGTCAACTGGTTACGAAATCGCTGGGCCACGTCTTCAGGCAACTCAATCGTGCCCCCGACCCCGACTTCGGTGTTATCCGGCTTGCGGAATGATCCGCTAACCACCATGTAGGCCTTATTCGTCATTGCCACCCCCTACTTCCTTCTCGACCTTGGTGACCTTCTGAGCCAGCGCCTTGTCCGGCTCACCGGGGATGACGATCACTTCCCCCTTCTTGAACTGGACCGGGCTGATGATCTCGTAACGGCCTTTCTTGAGCTCCTGCAGGCAGTGCGCGCGCGCACCGGCCTGAGCAGCCGTCAGGATCAGTTCGCCACCGCACAGGGTGATGTTCTGATCGACTGTGTATTTCGGCATTGTGATGTCCTCGAATGAGGTGCAAGCCCGAAGGCTTACACCAGTTGGTTCAGGACGGCGTACTGCCAGCGCCCGAAGCCGACGTTGCGCCAAGTGTCGACGCCGTACTGGTGCGCGTCGTTGTCGAACTCGTACTCCGAGCCCTCAGCCTTGGCCTTCATCACCACGTCGGTTTCCTGCTGACGGATGAACGACTTCAGGCGTCCATCGGTGCGGAAGGTCACGAACTTGTCGGTCCAGGCATTCAGGCGGACGTTACCGATCACCCGCACGTTGACGTTGTCCGGCATGACGATCTCGCTGATGTTGGTACCGCGCGGTACGGTCAGCGCCGACTGGGCCACGCTCAGCAAACCGAAAGGCACCATCACCAGGAACTCGCGGGCCAGTTCGTTGATGGGCTCGCCCTGATCGTCCTTGAGGCTCGTCAGCTGGGTCACCGACTTGGCCACGGCCTGCTGAAACTCTTCAGGGCTCGGGCGCGACGGGGTGCCGTGCAGCGTGGCCGCCAGTTCGCTGATGTCGGTGGTGATCTTGTTCGACTGCGGGCCGCTGTTGCCCTCTTCGTGGTCGGTGTCGAAGAAGTACTGGCCGTCGTAGCAGATCTGGCTTTCGCCGTTCAGCACCAGGGCCGACAGCAGGCGAGCCCAGTGCGAGTTGGTGCGATCGGCCAGCTCACCGAGACGAATGCGCAGCTGCCCGGTTTTATCACGACGCAGCTCCTTGACCAGGACCTCGATCGTCGCTTCGTAGTGCAGGTTTTCAATTTCGAGGTCAGCGCTCACAAAGCCCTTGGCGTGGCGGCCGCCGATCCACTCACGCAACGTCGGTACCGCGCCGATCCACGGATACGTTTCCTTGGCCTGGTCGGAGTCAAAGAGGTTGGAGATCAGATCGATCCAGGTCGCCCCGGCGTTTTGTTCGAGCAGCTCGTAAAACGTGCCGATGACGGCACGGCTGGAAAGTACGTCAGCACCCATGGGTGTATCTCCTGATAAAAGGGTTGATAAGCAGGCGTGTTACGCAGCCGGGACGGCCTGCGCGGCGAATTTGACGATGGCCGCGCCACCACTGACAAAGCGGTGCACATGGCCAATCCGGCTATTACTGGCCGCGGTGAGGACAAAGGTGCCGCTGTCACTGGCGTACACGGCCTTACCGATATCGGTGATGCCCAGGGCAGTGACAGGCAGTTGCACCTTGCCCGCTTCACGCAGGCGAACGCGCGCTGCGCCGGCAGCCCCGGTGCGGTTGTCTACGCCGCGGTCAGCGAAGCCGACGAACAGGTCACCAGCAGCCAGCGGACGCGCCAGGCCATTCGCTGAGTTGATGCCGACGGCCGAGCCTTCGAAGATCTGCACGCCGGAAGCGACAGCCAGTTCATTGATGTCGCCCGTCTCGTAAGCGCGGGGAGTGTCGAGAGTAAGAGGCATGAGGATCTCCAAAGCCTAAAGGGTGGTGGGTGGGGTCCGGGTTACTTCTTCAGGACTTTGATCAGGCCCTTGTCTTCGGCTTTGCGGTACGCGTGGTACGCACCGAAATCGCCGAACTCAGCCCGCAATTCCTTGTTGCCGTCCCAGGTCGCCTTGGCGCGCTCCTCGAGCGGCGCCTCGGGGTCTTCCTGATCAGCCGCGGATGCCGGCGTATCCGGTGCGGCTGCGGCAGGGACAGGCTTGGTAGCCGTGCTGCGGATATCCGCCAGCGCGGCAGTGCGCTTGGACTTTTCCGCGGCGATCACCTGGCTGGCTGCTTCAGCACCAGAGGTCACGCCGTCGAATTTCAGGGAGGCGATCAACTCCTCATGGCCAGGAAGGCCGGCAGCCTCGACCGCCTGGATACGTTCACACTCCGCTTTCGCACCGGCGGCGTGAGCGGAATGCTCCAGCGTCGCCAGCAGCTCGGCATGGTTGGCCGCCAGGTAAGCGCGGTCGATGGTGGGTTTATCGGCAGCGGTCGTACTTGGCTGGGTTGCAGTGGTAGTACTCATAGAATGATCTCCGGAGGTGCTGCCGTTGAGTTCGGCAATCAAAGATTCAAGGGTGGATTCACGGTCGGCCATGCCCAGGGCCACAGCGTCTGAGCCGATCCGCATGTCGCCCTGGCCGAAGTCGGAAAGGACGGTATCGACGTCAACACCGCGATAGTTCGCGACGTCCTCGACGAAGATGGCGGTCAAGCGATCGACATGGTTCTGGGCCAGGGCCCGGCCCTGCTCGGTCGCAAAGTCGGGACGTTTGTTGGGGCTCTGGCTGCTGACGATCTCGAAGCTGCCGTCGTCCTTGTTCGTGCGCACCGAGAGCACGGTGCCGATCGAGCCGACCGCGCCGGTGCGGCTCATGACAATCTCGTGGGCCGCGGCTGCCATCCAGTAACCCGCACTGGCGGCGTTGCCCGACACGTACGCGACCACCCGTTTCGGGGACGCCCGGATCATCTGGGCGAACTCGGCGATGCCACTGGCCTGGCCGCCGGGCGTGTCCATCACCAGGATGATGCTGTCGGTGCGCGGGTCATCGACCGCCGCGGTGAACTCTTTCGCCAACACGTCGAGCGAAGTCGCGCCGGACATGGCGGTGAACAGGTTCGCGTAGCGAAACACCGGGCCGGTGACCGGGACCAGCGCCACACTGCCGCGCTGGGTCACGTTGCGGGTGTTCTGCAGTGGCCGCCCTTGCCTGGCCTCTACAGCCTCGGGGCCTTCGTTTTCACGACGGGCGATCGCCGCGATGGTGTGCAGCATGTCCGGGGTGATCGCCCAAGGCTCGCGCGACACCAGGTCGAACGCCGTCACCCGATGCGCCGGGGGAGCGTCGGTTGGTTTATCGGTCATGGTCAGGTCCGTTCGGGTAGGTCGGGGTTTTGCGGCAACTGGTCTTCGGGTTGAGAGGCCGGCGTGGCAGACAGGCCGTCTTCCATTCGACGTTTCACTTCCAGCGCGCGTTGTTCGTGGTTTTCTTCCCAGTCGCTGCCGTCGTAGAGCATCGATTCCTTGGCCAGCGTGCTGACGCCAAGATCGACACGCGCCTTGGCCGCGTTGATGTCCTTGAGCGGATCCACGGTGCCCGGACCATCGCCGACCCAAATCGAACCGCAGTAGGCATAGCGCAACAACGGATGGTCGAAAAAGCCGGGAGCATCGATATCACCCTGCGCGACCGCCTCTTCCAGCCAGTGCTCGTACACCGGCTGGCAGAAATCATTGCCCAGGAAGTCGCGACAGCCTCGGATGAACTGCCAGGCCTCCATCACTGCGGCGCGCGCGGCGGTGTAACTGGCCGTGAAGTGCTTGATCAGCACTTCATAGGGCAGCTCCAGCGCCATGCCGATCTGGCGCAGCATCGCCAATACAAACGGATCGAACGCCAGATTCGGACGCCCGGGCGCCGCCGACTCTATCGATGCGCCTTGATCCAGTTCGGCGACAATGCCGCCGCTGAGCGTGCCGTCCCAGCCACCGGCCGACCGATCTGCAGGACGATCACCGCCGACCGGCGTGTTGCCGGTCGCGGCGGAGGCCAACGGGCTGAGATCCCCCCCAGGCCCGGGCTTGATGAACACCGCGAAGAACGCCGACACCACCGCCGCTTCCAGCTCTGCATCGGTGTAGCGATCAAGTTGCTTGAGCTTCTCGATCACCGGGGCCAGGTACGGCACTCCGCGAGGCTGACCGACACGTTTGCGCCGATACAAATGCAGCAGCGCCCGACCGCCGCGTTCATTGAAGAAGGGGCGTTCATCCCACTTCCGCTCTCGCACACCCAGTGCACCCGGGTGGCTGCGTAAAATGTGAGCCTTGATCGGCTCCCCATCAGCATCACGCTCGATGCCGGCGGTCAGCGTTTCGGTATCGGCCTTGTTGTCCGGGTTACACACCCGATCGCCTTCGATCAGCTGGATGCAGGCCGAGTAGTGCTGACCCGGGCGTTCTTTGTGGGTCAACAGCGGAAAGACATCACCGCTGCTCAACACCGAACGCCAGGCCAGATCCTGCAAGCCATAAAAGTTCTGTTCGCGGGTGATGTCGCACGCCGTGGTTTCGGCCCATGACTTGAAGAGCGACTCGGTGTTGCGCTGCCAATCACGCGCGGTGTCTTCATCCCAGCCGAGGATCTGCCGGTTGACCACCGACTTTAGCGCCAACCCGGTACCGACCGTTTTGGTCACCACCGTGTTGATCGCGCCGCCGCCGATGGGGTTGTTGCGTTCCAGGTCGCGGCATCGTTCCCGGAGAGTCGGCAGATCTGGCAGCAGATCCGAAGCCGCACTACCCGCACCCGGGTTCCAGGCACTGAGCGAGCGTTTGTTCTTCGAGGCGCCGCTGTATCCGCCCAGCGCCGTCACGGTCATCCGCGCATGCATGCGTTTCGCACCCTGCACGGGGTTCAACCAATTGATGGCCCGATCCAACAATGTCGGTTGGGGGGCCTTGGATACGCGGCTCATAACGGCGTGATCCCGCGCAAGACAATACCGCGAGGGCGGCCGCTGGCCAGTCGATCCACCTGCTGCTGCCAATAATCGATCATCTTGGTGATCTCAGCCGCGTCGGCGTAGTTCAGCTGGCGGGTGCCGATGCGGTAGCTCTGCTTCTGGCTGACCTTCATGCTTGCGTCGAGCCAGGCTTGAAGCTGGCTTTGCGCCTGTTCCAGGGTGATGGCCATAGATTAATTCCTGCGTTGAGAGAGCACGCGCATGGCAGTGCGGCGCCCAGAAACAACTCTCCCGCCAGAAGGCGGGAGCTCGTTGGGTTCAGCGGGTGGTTTCGGTACCGGGTTTTCCGGCGCCGGGGCGGGATCTGGCTCCGGCTCGATATCGGATTCCGGTGGTGGCGAATCAAACAAACCGCCTTGCCGGATCTGCGCATCTAGTGCCGCCCAATCGTGTTCATTGAGCAAGTGCGTTTTCAGCGAACGGGCCGCATGCAGCGCGTAGGTTTCGCAGTCCGTGGCTTCGTTTCGCTCGCCCGCCTTTTTCTGCCAGACCTTGCGATAGTGGTGCCGCCGGCTGGGGGCTTTCACTTCGGCGGTAATCTGCCGGAAGTAGTCCGGCCGCACGGTCTTGTAGAAGTGCATCCGACCCGGACCTTCGCCAGTCAACGGCAGGCGGCCTTCGATCCAAAGATCCTTGGCCCGCGACGTACCGACGATGTAAGGGCGCAGGCCGTACTTGGAGGCCTTTTGTTCCTTGTCGGTGTCCACACCCTGCCGAGGCGCACTGAAGATTTCTTTGCGTTCATCGTCCCGGCTGTTGCCCCGCTCGCTGGCACCCTTGATCGCCATCACACCGCGTTGTTGATGCTTACGGCAAAACGCATAAGCCGCATCCTGGGTGACGGTGCCGTCCGAGGTGTCCAGCGAGACGGCCAGGACTTTCAGCTTGGCGCCGCAGGCATGAGTGATCGGCGAGAACAGCAGCTTTTCCAGGTCCAGCCAAACGCCCCGCCCTGGCAACACCACTTCGCCGTAGATCTCACCCCAGTAGAGCAACCAGGACTCCTCGCCACGACCCCAGGCGCGAAGAACGACCGCCAGGCGATCGTGCTGCACGTCGACGCCCGCGGTGATCACCAAGCCACCCATGGGCACGAACATTTCCGGGTAATCCTCGGCCCGTTCCGCCAGCTTGTCGGCTTCGGGCAGATCCGATTTGTACTCGTACGCTCGACCCTGTTTCTGGTTGACGAACTTGATCAGCAGCGACAGGTTGCCCATGGCGGCCTGGTGCTCGGCGTTCAGCTGCTCGCGCACGATGTTTGCCAGACTGGTACCCGGCAGGCACGCATAGAGCTCGTTCAATTCAATGAACCCGGCACGCCCGGCAAAGGGTTTGGTTGCCACCCAACCACAGAATGGATCACCCGCCTCGACGGCGTTGAACACCGTGTTGCGGATATTCTCCTTGCGCTGGTAGTCGTCCCAGATCTCCCCGCAATGCGGGCAGGCATAACCGGCCGTGTCGGGATCCGCACGACCATAGATTTCGTGCGGCTCGACGCCTTCATTGATGTCCAGGTATTTGATATGGGCGAAGTCCAGGACATGAGCCTGGTCGCAGGCATGGCAGACAATCGGCAGCACTCGGCAGTCGGTCTGTGCCAAACGCGCCTCGGTCTTGCTCGCGCCCTTGATCGCCGGCGTTCCGCCGACCAGCATTTTCGAACCCGGGTAACGTTTACCGCGCTCTTCGAGCAGGGCGATCGCATCGCCCTGCCCCTTCACGTCGTCGCTGGTGTCGTCCGGTTCCTCGACCACCGACAGTCCCACGGATGACGTCGACTTCACGTTGCCGGGGGAGTTCGAGGCGACCAACTTGAGGAAGCCGCCGGGGAAGCTCTTGTGGTCCCAGCGGTTGCCGGAGGACCGGCTGGTGTCGACCGGCATCAACCGATTGACCTCGCTGTTCGCCATCACGCCGTGCTTGAGCTTCTCATCGTGGAAGTTCTTCCCGTCCTTTTCCTTGGCAAACAGGATCATTATCGGCCGGGGCAGGAACTGGACAAACTTGAACAGGTAACCGATCAGGAACCAGGTCCAGCCGATCTGCGCGGCTTTCATCAGGTCCACTTCGCTGACGCGCGGATCATCCAGCGCGGCAGCCACTCCGAGGAAGTACGGCGTGTAGTGGAAGTCGTACAGGCCGTGCAGCACACCGCTTTCAGCGGGCAGGTAAAACTCTGTGCTCAAGTACTCCGCCGTGGGCACATCACGCGGCGGGTTGAATTTCCCCGCTGCTGCCAACAAGCTCTGCGCCAAGTTTTCGCGCGTAGCCTGCAATTCGTTCGGTTGTAGGTCCAGCAACTTTGGCCACCACAGATCGATCAACGGTGAGTTTCTGCACGTTCTCGATTTCCTGAATTAATCGTTCAACGCCGCCCAGGTACTCCCGGTTGGCAAAGGCCGACCAGTCGGACAGCACGCGCTCGGCTTCCATGCTGGGGATCAGCGACCGCAACTTCTCGTGATACAGCAGACGCCCGTTCGCCGCCTTGACCCGCCCTTCGTCAATCCGCACGGCGTTGAGTTCTTCCAACTGGCTGCCCCCGCGCCCCGCCGCCTTGTTGCGCAGGTCACGGATGTACGCAATCCGGATCTCGTCCAGGCTGGCCGCCTGCCAGTCACTGATGCTCAACCCCTTCAACACATCGCGGGCATTGCGCTCGCTCATGTCCAGGTGATCGGCAATCTCGCGCTGTGTTGGCATGGACATCTCCTTAGACTGGACAGGAAGCGGAACCCCCTATGTCGGGTTGAATCTGCAAAAAGATCGGGGTTCGAATTACCCCAATTTCGTTATCGCCCGGAAGGACCCATTGAAAAGGGGGAGAGGCCGTCATGCCCGGCCGAAATGTACAAAAATCGACCGAAACCGGGCGAAATCGAGGCACGCCGTCACCCCCGGCCCATCTCACGGGCCAATGCCCGGCGAAACAGTGGTTCGAACTCGGCAGCGGCAACGCGATCGGCCACGCCGTAGAAGTCGAAGCGTCGACGATAGGTCGGGCGCTTGACGAAGATCAGGATGGGACGCGCGCCGCGGCCGACGCGCTGCCAGATGCCCAGCGGGCCAGTGCCATTACCTGGGCGCCCAGCGAAGTAATCTGGGGCATTGCGATTTCGCCGCTTGCTGCGCGCCGTGCGGTTGGCCATGAAGCCTGATACACGTTCTGCAGCGCCGAGGGCGGACAGTATCTGCATGATCTGGCCGCGGCTGATGTTGCCACTGCCATCCATTCGAGCGCGTCGGCCTGGTACCGCATACATGTCCGCAGGCATCAGGCCGTAGTGAATCAGCGCCTTCTCGAATCGCTTGTGTTGACGACTGCCGCCGTCCATATGCACCGGCAGGTACTTCGCGGCGGCGACACCCGAGCTGGCTTCATCCTTCACCCACACGCGAGCAAACAGCCGGGTTGGGCTAGCTCCGCGCTTGTAGATCGAGTTCAAGGTCCAGCGCGTTGGCCGATCAAACACGCGGGCTATCTCGGCAGTCTCGGCTAATTGCACACGCTCAGCGGTGAAGGTCAGTGCCTTGGCCGCTGCCATGGGCACCTTGTTACGGGCCAGCCCGCGAATATCCCGCACGATCTTGTCGATGTTGTCACGCATCTCAAGCCGCATCATCGCCTTTACTCGCTATCAGCGGCAGGCGACTCGTTGACGCCGAGGCGTTTGGCGGCCCAGCGTTCGTACAGGCCGATGGCAACATCGGCGCCGGCCATCGCCGTCAGGCAACCCAGGCTGCCTGCTGTCCAGATCGTCATGCCCGCGCCGATCATCAGCATCATGGCCGACACGCCGCAGACGATGCAGGCACCGGAGCGAAGTGCCAGGCGCCGCAATAGCGCCCATCCGCGCGCCCCATCCTTGTCCGCTCGCCACATCTCTCCCGATACACCGCCGACCAAGGCCAGGACGATCACTAACCAGATTGGCATCTCTGCCAGCGCTTGCTGCTCGTTCGTCATCGCCCTACTCCATAAACGCAAAAACCCGGCGCAATGGCCGGGTTTGGTGTGTGGTGCCTGCCGCTCTCTGCGGTCGCACCTATCGAAGATGGTTACTTTTTACAGGTGGATTCCGGTGGCAGCAACCCCACTTTAATGCCACCCGGTGAATAAGTAGGTAACGCAGGGTGAACGCCTAGCGAATGTCGGCGAATACACCACCTCGGCTATCGCTTCTGTTGCCCCGTCCTACCTGTCCCACTATTCAGAATCGAAGTAGGACAGCTACAGCACCCAAAATTCGGGGCTCTGCCCTACTGTCCTACCTTCCTTAACTTTTCCTTGTGTATAGAGAAAAAAGCTAAGAACACGCGTTCGCGCCATGAGCGCGACTACATGCCCGCTATGCTTACGTGTGCATGGTGCGGGCAAAGGTTAGACAGTAGGACAGCCCAGCAACGGCGCGGCCTGCACTTGTCCAACCCAATTAAATGGCGGTTGGACAAGGCCGGACAGTCTGACAAAGGCAGGCGGAGTGATGCAAAGGGTCACGCAGCCTTCCCCATCAATAGGCCAGCGATGTGCAGGTGTGCTTCGTGCAGACGCTGATAGTAGGTATCGCGACTGCAACCACAGTGCGTGTACTTCTGCGACAGGAAGCTTTCGTGATTGCAGTAGTGCTCCCACACCACCACCGATAGCTGTGCCGGCAGATGCTTGTTCACGATCAGCTCGATATCTGCCGACTCGTCCAGCAGTATCCGGCTGCCGCGCGTGCCGCGAATAAGCTCGCCTTTGCACTCCATTAACATGGCGATCATGTTGCCGCCACTCGCGCCACCATAGGCATCGGTCATCGGCGAATGCAGATCCTGCGCCCAGAGCTTGAGCATCTCATCAATTCGCTTAATCAAAGCAAGGCTCCTCTACCACCGTCTGCTGCAGTGCAGTTGCACGTCCCCACGCCTCAGGCTTCTGATAGGCCCACTGTCGGACGCCGCTCTTGGCCAACGCCGGCATTCGCTTCTTGCGCCAGCCCAACCGGTGCATGATCGCACCGACCCGCATCTGTTCAGGCTTGCCCCAATGACCGAAATCCAGCTTGAGAGCCTGGGTCAGAATCTCATTGCCGGTGGCGGTTTCGCCGATCTGCGACTCCTCCAACCAGGTCAGGATCGGCCCTTCCCACTCGTCCACTACAAAGCGCTCGTCCTGCGCTTCGGCGAACATCCATGACTCATCCTTCGTCACCCACCAGATATCGCCAGCCTCGAAGCAGAACACCGCTTCAGCCCACAGTTGATCGCGGATCTCGCGTAGTTTTTCCAGGTCGACCTTGTTGCAGAACACCGGCCAATAACGACGGTTGCCGGTGGCGTCCTTGAGGTATTCCTCTTGGTTGGTGGTACCCACGAACACACACTGGCGTGGCACATCGTTTGTTCTGCGGCCGTAGCTCTCGCGATAGGTGTCGGTGGACGCCGAGAAGAACTGCTTGGCCTTGGTGCTCTCAGCCTTGTTGAAACTATCCAGCTCCCCCAGTTCGACGATCCACTTACCGCGAATTGCCTGAAAGCTGTCCTTGTCGCCAAGGGCAAACGGCGTGTCCATAAACCACTCGCCGCCAAGTATGCCCATGGCAGTGGATTTGCCCTCGCCCTGCCCGCCTTCGAGGATCATCACCGAGTCGGCCTTGCAGCCAGGGCGCATGACCCGAGCCACCGCTGAGATAGGCCAGCGCTTGCCGACCTTGGACGAATATTCGGTGGCCTGGACGCCCAGCACATCGGTCAACCAGCTTTCCAGTCGAGGAACGCGGTCCCACTCAAGCTTCTCCAGGTACTCACGCACAGGGTGAAAAGAATGGTCGTGAGCTACCACACTGACAGCCTCGATCACATGGGACGCCTTGACCCGCAGGTTGTACTGCTGGGCGAGCCACTTCATCACCCGCATGTCATCGATGTCAGCCCAGTCACCAGCTCCCCCACCGAATGGTGCGGACCGCAGCTTGACGATCTTGGAGCTGAACACGCTGTAACCGATGACGCCGGCCCAGCGTTCGTCATTGCCCAGGATCAATTCAACGTTTTGCATGTGCGCGATCAGCGAGCCGTTTTCGGTACGAGCAAGTTGGTCTTTCCATCCACCCGCTGCAGGAGGCTTGACCACCGCCAACACCTGGCGGCGGACGGACTCCAATCCCTCGGCAACGTGCAGATCGTTGAAGTCGGTCCACTTGATCTCGCGCTCACCGGAAAAAACAGGCGCAACCACCTGACCACCGACGATCAACGCGGCGTTGTTGGCTTTATCTTCACCCGGGTTCCAAGGTTCGCCATTGGGACGTTTGGTTTTCCAGTCATCGTCTCGACAGATGATCAACGGGCAACCGGGAAAGCGCTCACGCATCGCTTTGGAAACCGGCAACAGATTGCCCGCATCAAAGGCGATCGCGACCGTCAGCGAAGTTGCCATATGCAGGCTGGCGCCCGTAGCGTACCCCTCACACACCAGTACCGGTTCGCCCGGTTCAGGGTGCGGGCCGATCAAATGGAACGCGCCCTCTTTCGACATGCCGGCGGGCCAGTAGGCCTTGTCGCGCCCAGTATCTTCTTGCTTTGCCGGGAAGACTACCTGCAGGCCAACTATCTGGTCCCGCACGTTACACATCGGCACCAAAAATGCGCCAGTACGGGGCGCATATCGAACTTTGAAGCCGACGATCTGCTTTCGATCCAGGTAAGCGCTTTTGCCCTTTTCTGGCATTCGTTTGAACAGACCGGCTGCACGGTTCGCCGCTCGCCTTGAAGCGTTTGCCGCAACCTCAGAAGCTTTACGCTTGGCTTCTTCCTGACGAGCGCGCATGACTTCGCGCTCTTCGGGGCTCATACGCCCGGCCTTAACCTTAACCTTCTGGGTCTCGCCGGAACGCCAGTCACCGAAGCTGCCGAAGATCAGCGTTTCGTTTTTTTCGGTGCGGTGCTCATGGACTACATACCAACCGTTTTTTTCCTTGCCCTTGTCCTGGGAGGTTTTGCAGCGGGTCAGTTTACCGAATACCAACGGTTGCTCAGGCTCGAGGCCGTAGTCTGCGAATTGCCCTAATACCTCATCGAGCATGGCGGGCCTCCCGCGATTCAACAACGGACTGGCAAACAACACACAGATCGCAACCCAACAGGGCAAGTCGGCGAGCCTCTGGGATAGGGTCGTCGCAGCTTACGCAAAACAGGAAAGAATGCGCCGCCATCACAGGTTTTGCGGCGTGGCGTGCAGCGAGGGCCTGATCAAGACGCTCTTGCACCAGGTCATTCGCAAAATCTGCGATATCAGCCATGGTCTGCACCTCGCGTTGTCTGATTGACATACGTGGCGCGATTGAACATCCCCAGAAGCCCCTGAATTCCGCGAAACACCTGCAGGCGAATCTCGGCCAGTTCGCGATCCGTCACAACGCCATCGCCAATGCTCTTGGCCCAGGTATCAGCCAAATCGGCAACCTGTCTGAAGTACTCTGCAATTCCCGTAGTCAATGTCTCAGGCATGTCGTTGGTATAGATCTCGGCCAACTCCTGCCAAGTCGTGTCGCCGACCAGCGCATGCACTGCATCAAGAATACGGCGATCCTTGGTCAGTTCAAGAATCTCACTAAACTCTTGAATGTTCACAGAGTGACTGGGATGGGTGGGTGAAAGCTTGTGTTGGAGTGTGGTGGGATTGCGGCCGGTGGTGGCGGCGATGGCGGCGGCTCCGCCGGGGTAATCTCGTGCAGCATGGTAAAGCGCAAGATCGAGCGGCAATATTTCCCGCTGTGCCCGGTCTACTGAACTCAGAGCGATTCGGCTCATGGCATTAATCCTTGAAAGTTGCCAGTGCCGCGCGACATGCAGTGGTGATACATTTGCCGCGTGGCTTGAAAGGGCCCAAACGCCGGCTTGATCCTCAAGATCGACACCGGCACCGTGCCGAGGCAAACGATCCGTCGTTAACCTCTGGCGCAACAGCTGCCCTATCTGTGGTGGAAAAGGCAGCAACCTAAGGCATCCGTGCCTTGGCAACGCGATAAAGATTGGCGGTTTTGCATGTGGTGTGCCCGCCTACCTTTATTGCGACCCGACAGCACTGTGGTGGTGTGTGCCGGGAGGAACTGGGCGGCCCTTGGGTCGCCTTTTTTCTAATCCGCTTTCAACTCATTTGGTTCAGGCGGGAAAACATCGTCTAAGGAGCAGGCCGCGCCTAATTGATTGAGTGCAGCGGTAATCGCTCGGCATTCAGCTAGCCCCGCCGTACGGCGTCCAGCTTCATAATTACTTATGCGGGTTTGGGTCCAACCCAGCATTGCGACCAAATCACGCTGCTTGATTCCCGCCTTCTCTCGATACTCCGAAATGCGATTCATAAACTGGCCTCCCGATGACTCACGGCCATCATAAGCACGAAACGTGAAGTTTTCAACACGCAAAGTGCGAAAAAAAGATTTCATTGCGTGGTAAAAAAAACACATGAACACACTCGGCACGCACATCAAAAAACTCAGAAAAGCCAAAGGTATGAGCCAGCAAGAGCTTGCCCATGCTTGCGGCTGGGAATCCCAGTCTCGTATAGGAAACTATGAACGAGGCATCCGTGAGCCAAACCTCCAAGATCTTCAGAAGCTCTCAAGGGCCCTGAATACTAGCTTCAATGAACTGGTCGCCGGACAGGAACGTCATAGCGGGAAGTTGCTCTCAGATAGGAAGGAGGTTCAGCTCATTGACCATGGCTTAGAAAGATCCAAGGACAACCATCGAGCAGGACGAGCAAAAGATGGGAGAGTCCCCGTCGTAGGGAATGCGCAATTGGGAAATGAAGGTTACTTCGAAGCGCTGGATTTTCCTCCGGGACATGGTGACGGCTACCTGAATATCCACAGTGACGATCCAGACGCTTATGGCCTGAAGGTTACAGGCGACAGCATGCTTCCCCGCATCAAAAATGGGGAATACGTCCTCATCGAGCCCAACAAAAGCTATTTCAGTGGCGATGAAGTAATGGTCCGTACCGTTGCAGGTAGGACGATGATCAAGGAGTTCATTTATCTGCGCGATGGCATGTATCGACTGGATAGCGTGAACGCAGAACACATGCCTATCCACATCGCAGAATCGGACGTTTTGGATATCCACCTGGTAGGCGGAATTCTCAAATCATCACGCTTCCTCCATAGCGCATTGGATTTTTAGCACAATATGTGTTGACAGGAATAAGCACGACGCGTGATATTTGCCTCACTCTTCCACCACAGAGCGAGGCAATACCATGCACACCACCGCCACCCTGCACGTTCATCCAGCCGCTACCAGCCCATTCCTCATCATGGAAGTTCGCCGCCTAGCGCGCGACCTCGGATGCGCCTTCATCCCCCACAAACCCAAACTCGCGACCCGCGCCGCACCCGCACCCGCACCGATTGATCCAAACGGCGGAGGGCATGCAGCATGAGCCAGTTCAAACTCGATAACCGCACGCTGCAACTACTCAATGCCCAGGTCAATCTGAGCGAGACCTTCAATCACACTCTGCGGTCGACGCCACAGCGCGAAGCACTTACGTTTCGCCTGAAGGTTGAACGCAGCCCAATTGATACCCTCTTCACCGTAGAACTGGGCAGCGAGCGCCACTCGCTAACCTTGCAGAACGAAAAGAAAATGCACCTCAAGCTGGCCGACTTTATCGAAGAGATAGCCAACGGCCCGCTTGATCCCCGCAACACAGCCGATCAAATGAGTATTCCTCACGCTAACCGTCAATATGCGCGGTTTGATGTCGAGAACAGACAGAAAGTGTTCGAGCTTGTGCGTATCGGCGGCTCACTGAGCCTCGACATGGGCTTCGAACTCCCCTTGCATGTCGCTATCCACCGCACGCAAACCCGCCCAGGCGTTACCACGATCATAAGCATCGGCGTGAAGCGCCCACGTACCAAGTGCTTCACCGTGTGCGGCACCGATATCGAGATCTACAAGCAAGTAGCCGAATCCATCAACCACTTGGCTGCTGTGGCGACTCCCGCCGCACATGCAGCCTAGGAGGCCGAAATGGAACGCAGTCTGGAAAAAGCCGCCAAGTACTTCGGCCTTACCCGATCCAAGCTGATCGCGCTCATGCGCGAGAAAGGCCTTCTCAATGATCGCAACCTACCGGCATTCCCCGTTCGTGACCGCGAGTACCTGCGGGTCAAAGACGGCACCTGGTATCACGAAACCGCCGGCATGCAATACAGCCAGTCGACCAAGGTCCGGCAAGCCGGTATGCGCTGGTTGGCAGAGCAGCTAGGGCTCGAACTGCCCGCCATTCCGGCAGACCACCGTGACGTGGCCTAGGGAATACGCGCGCCAGATCATCGCCATGCGTACACGCGAGGAGCGCAACGCCGCGCTTCTCGAAGTGCCGGTGCATCTGCGCGAGCTGACCAAACGCCATTGCCTGAACGCCTGGAACCATCCGGCAAGAACACAACGCAAGGAGGCTCAGCAAGCCGATGACTAACACAGCCCAATCGCCGCTCCGACTGCAACCAGCCCCCGAAGCAGCAACCGTAGAGCTGCTCTACCGCATCTTTGGCGACGTGCTAATTCCACTAGAGAAAGTGCGCGAACAGTATTTCCGCAACCTCAACGAGCAGTCGTTTGTCACGGAGATCAACAGCGGCCGAATCCAGCTCCCTATCACCACACTAGACACCAGTCGCAAGGCACCGAAGTACGCACACATCCGGCACGTTGCCTCACTGATCGACATCCGCGCTTACAAGGCGGACTCGGAAATGCCGCGACCACAGGACGAACCAACCGAGTAAACCGAAAGGGCTGCCACCTCCAACCAAACAAAACTACCAGGAGCAAACCACATGACTGCAATACAAATCTGCGCGTTGCTCAGCCTCATATTAAGCGCCACCCTTCTCTACTGGGTCGGTTGTCGAGGCGGCTTGATCGATGGCCGTGCTGAGCTCCACCGAACACCTGCAGCTGATGGACCAACTGGCAAACAAACATCGGAGGAAAGCGGCATGAAGATCGAACAGCACACCACCGAAACCTCGACCGCTTTGCTCCGCAACGTGGGCATGGTCGACGCACAAGAAACAAAGAGTCTCTGCTGCGCAGCAGCAGGCATTACTAAGTTGTTCCGCGCCACTGCCGAGGCGCTTATACCCCACGAAAAGCTGCGCGAGGCAGCCCCCTCTAATGCAACGCTAATCGCTCGGAATCGCCCGCTCGCGCAGCCTGCTGTGGGGTATACGCCCCCATTAAGCGCGCAATTCGTGCCCAATGCATCCGATGGCCAGCGGCTCAGGACTGTCGAGCCCGCCGCCCATCAAGAATGCAGCAAACACCATCAGTTCGAAGGTATCGAGCAACGGGTCAGGGAGATCAATCATGGAAGCTGAAATCCTTTCGGACGAAGAGCTGGCGCATATCACCGGCTACAAGGCCAGGGCCTACCAACGTCGCTGGCTGGATGATCGCCAGTGGCTCTATGTCGAAAGTCGTGGCAAGCGTCCATTGGTAGGAAGGATGTACGCCCGGATGAAGCTCGGCGTGATCACGCCAACCAACATTACTCCCACCCCATTGCCAGACGTGCCCGCATGGACGCCCGACTTCTCGCGAGTGAACTGATATGCGCCCCCGCAAAACCGCAACCCGCCATTTACCGCCTCGGATGTATCAATGGACGCGGCCACGAAAGAGCGGGAAAACCTGGATCGCCTATTACTACCTGGACTCCACAGGAAAGGCGATCCCACTGGGCAAGGATCTCGACAAAGCCAGGCTCAAGTGGGCGGAGCTCGAAGCCAAGGAAATACCACTGGACTTGCGGACTATGAAGGGGATCTTTGACCGCTATATCCGCGACATCGTCCCGAAGAAGGCGGCCCGCACGCAGAGAGACAACCTTTCAGAAATCAAACAGCTACGACCACTGTTCGACAATGCCCCCATCGACTCAATCACGCCGGCCACGATCGCCGGCTATCGGGACGCTCGAACTGCAAAGGTCCGGGCCAACCGTGAGATAGCCACGCTCTCTCATGTATTCAATATGGCGCGTGAGTGGGGTCTGACCTCCAAAGAAAATCCCTGTCAGGGTGTACGCAAGAACAAGGAGACGCCTCGGGACTATTACGCGAACGATGTAGTTTGGGATGCCGTTTACAAGAAAGCGGCTCAAGAGCTGAAAGATGCGATGGACCTTGCCTACCTGACAGGGCAGCGGCCGGCCGACGTCCTGGTCATGCGCAAGGATGATATCGATGGGGGGTATTTAATGGTGCAGCAGAACAAAACGCACAAGAAACTGCGTATCCAGATGACTGCCAGCGGCTCGGCAAACAGCCTAGGTACGCTAATCGCAAAAATCGCAGAGCGAAACGCTCAGCACGTTTCAAGCTACCTGATTGTGAGTGCGCGTGGGAAGCGTATGACCGCCAAGATGCTTCGTGACCGCTGGGATAAGGCCCGGGAAAAGGCCAAAAAAGAAGCGATCGAGACTGGCGACACGCTGCTTGCTGGAAGAATCAGCAGCTTTCAGTTTCGGGACATCAGGCCAAAAGCCGCGTCGGAAATTACTGACATAGGGGAGGCAAGCCTGCTCTTGGGGCATACCAAGGGTGACATAACTGAACGCGTTTACCGTCGCGTCGGCGCCATTGCGAAGCCGTCAAAATAGCGGGAAACGCGTTACAAGACGCTGAGTTCATCAAGATGACGCTGGCGGTGCTCTTGACGTCGGAGTGACGTCAGCTTCAGCTCGTCGCCGCAATGACTGCTTTTGCCAGGAGCGGACACCAAAAAAATTGAGGAACTGTTACCGATTCATCCGCCCCCACGACATCAGCCTATTAGCTCTGCAGTCCTCTAACCGAGCCTATGGCCGATTGAGGTTGTTCAGTTCAACCCATATTTTCAGCCCCGCACATCCGATCATCTTGCCAGGCTCCAAACCATCGCGTGGAGATGCTTGCCCCACATAACGCGCGAACTCAACCCGCTCGATGATATCGGTTTGGATTGACATGCCATGTCGACCTGCGAACCTTTTGAGCAACATCACAAATCCGAGTTCCGCCGGATCATCAGGAGTTGGCACCGCGTAGAGGACAGAATTATTTGAGCCGGACTGGAGAGTCGGTAATACAAATTCAAGCTCGCCTGGGCGATAATTGTCTAGGAGCCCTGTGTGGCGCTCCCTGACAACTGTGATTACGACTTGCCTTTCTACGGAGTGACTGTACGTAACGGGTGCATAGAGCGGTCCCACATCCGCGAGATGCTTCAATATAGAATCCAAGTCCACCCACTCTTGGTTAAGGCGCATCATTACAACTGGGGTAGCGTCGCCACCAAAGTTGGCCACGCGCTCTGCGAGGTACAACTTTCGGGGTATTTCTATCCCCGCCTCTAGATTTAGTTTTGCTTGATCGCTCGCCCAAGAATGGAGACGGTCTCCCGCTTTAGGCTTGCCACGGCTCCGACGAGGATCCTCGGACTCATAATCTAGTGCCCCCACAAAATCGTCCAAGAATGGTGAGCCAAACACCATGCTTGCCTTGAGGGTGCTAACAGTGGCGACGCCGGCTGATGGCATCCCCGTGATACAGGCCAAGCCTAAATTTGGCTGATTCGGATCAACGAATGTCAACAAGGGCGCCGCACTAGCAAGGTTTTCGTCAAGACTCTGACTTGCGCGCACATCCGCTGCTGTTATTCGCTTCAACCAAGTCAGACGATCTTCATCCATCCAACGTCGAGAGTGAATTAGACGCGTCTCCCCAAACTCTTCGACATAGACATTTGCATCGAGCATTGGACAGAGTACTCCGACCAATGCGGAGAGGCTGATAGGTAGTGAGTTTTGATATCCGCCAAGTTGCAGTGTAAGCAATTTTTTGTGCTTATCAGTTGTTAACCGAAGCCTTACTCGCGTGGAAGAAACACTGCCAAAGTCTGTAGGTCGATCGTCCAGCAAGAGTGGCCGATGTCCTAAACCATCTTGGAAGTGAAGCGTGCGTAGTTTATCTCGCCCGTCATCGAACTGACGTGAGGTGACGAGAACCTCGTCGGCGATCATAAAGCAAGAGAAGAAGCCGATGCCGTAACGGCCAAGTCGCTTTTTGCCCTTCGATAATAGACCCGGTCGCTCGGACTTAACGAGCGCCGAGGACATATAGCTGGATCCGAAGTCGATAAGCGGACCCGTGAGGACGGCTTCGGACATACCGAGACCATCATCTTCCACGTCTAACCAATGAGTATTTGGTTGCTGCTCATCTGCCTTTAGTCGAATCGTAATCCGTCCCTCGTAGCCTGACCCTTGCGGCTCAAGTTCTTGTCGAAAACGAACTGCGTCGGCGGCGTTTTGGATGAGCTCGCGCAGGGCTACCGATGGATCGTGACCATAAAGCTCTTCGCCTCCAAACATTTCCACGACCTTGCCGATCTGCGATATTTTTATCTCGGCCTGTACAGGTCTCCACCCGCTGACCGCCACAAAACGTGACAAGGCCATTGGAGATAGCGCACCCTCGACGCGATTGACGGCAAAGTGAGGAAGCCTCTGATCGCGGAGAAGTGCATTGGACGACTGCAGTTCACGGTTCGCTACCTGAATTGCGTCGTGAGCAATCCACCAGGCGTCCGAATCGCCTGGTCCAAATGGAATTGTAGAACTGAAGATCAGAGCAGTCGGGTCGTCAGGTGCAATTACGGGAGTTGCCAGTCTGTTCTGAGCGCGCCAGTGGGATTCTGATACCCCGCGCAGACGCAACATTGCATACAGGAAGTCGGGCGCACGCTGTTGATCTAGTTGGGTCGCATCTGCGCACCTTAGAAGGCAAGCAAGAAGTACCGGCCTCACAGTCCAGGCTTGCGGCATGCCCCCCAAGGCACCTCGGATAGAAGGTAAACGAATGCCTAGAGACGCCACATCCCAGTGGTGACTAGCCGCAACCAAACCCATGATGTCACCTAGATGGGTGCGTAGCTGATCATCCTCTATCAAATGGACGATGCGCTCCCCATTCTTGAAACTCAAACCCGCAAGAGTTAGCGCGCGCTCAGCATGAAGACTGCGAAGTACCTCGAACAAAACCGCAGATGAAGCTTCGGGTGAAAGAGCTTCAAGGTCTGGTTCGCTGCTGCTTTTTCCGGCCCATTCAACAAGCGCATCCTGCCATTCGGGGGTGCGGCGGATTGCTTCAAGACCTCCTGGAAACGCGGCGAGAGAATTAGCATTGTCGTGCAGTAAAATTGCCCCACCCAATACAAAGACCTCAAGAGGGGTGAGCATAAGTTCAGGCCCCGCAATCTGATCCGCGGCACTCCAAAGCGCATCAAAATGGGCCTCATCGTGTAATGTTAAATTCGGGGCGTCGCGCTGAATCTCACGCGACAGCACTGTCGCATTGGTCCAAAAGGCGCGATATGCCGTACGTAGACGCTCACGCTGAATATCGTGCCTCGCATCGGAATCGTCGCCCAAGGACCTCGACCAAATTCCCGTATCTTCGTATGTGGCCAT